TTGATGCCGAACGGCGCTATTATAGTAATCATGACCCGTTGGTCGCTGATTGACCTGACGGGGCGCTTAATCGACTACCAAACCAAGAACCAGAACGCTGATCGGTGGGAGATTGTCGAGCTTCCGGCGATTCTGAACGAAGACAGCCCCGGCGAAAAGTCGCTTTGGCCCGAGCAATGGCCGCTTGACCAGTTAAAAAGCAAGAAAGCCAACATGGACCCGCGTTTCTGGAACGCGCAGTACATGCAGCAGCCCACGGCGGACACTTCGGCGGTGGTTTCGCGCAAGCATTGGCGCATTTGGCCCCATGATGACCCTCCTACGTGCGAGTACATCATCCAGTCGTGGGATACGGCGTTTGAGACGAAGAACAATTCGGACTATTCCGCCTGCACTACGTGGGGTGTGTTCTATAACGAAGAGGAAAAGAACTCGCCGCAGGTGATTTTGCTTGATGCGTTCAAAGAACGCATGGCATTTCCTGATTTAAAAGCGGCGGCGTTCAAACATTGGAAGGAGTGGGACCCAGATGCCTTCATTGTGGAGAAAAAGGCAGCGGGCGCTCCGCTTATCCAAGAGTTACGGACTATGGGCATTCCTGTACAGGAGTTTTCCCCGAGTCGCGGCAATGACAAGATGGTTCGGATGAATGCTGTGTCGGACTTGTTCCATTCCGGCAAGGTCTGGGCACCGGATACGCGCTGGGCCAGGGAAGTAATAGAAGAAGTTGCTACATTTCCAGTCGGCGAACACGATGACTTCGTAGATACGACCACCCAAGCCCTGTTACGATACCGTCAGGGCGGGTTTATTGCGCTGGACTCGGACGAACGGGACGAACCGTCCTTCTTTCGCCGTAGGGCCGCAGCATACTATTAAGGTACACAATGGCAACCAATATCGACAAGTCACTCTATAGCATGCCGCAGGGCATCGACACGCTGGCTGCGCAGGAAGAGCCGATAGAGATTGAGATTATTGATCCCGAAGCGGTCAACATCAAGGCAGGCCCGTTGGAGATTAGTATTGAGAAGGACAAAGACACGGAAGATTTCCACGCCAATCTTGCTGATGATATTGATGCTGGCGATCTGGATATGCTGGCTGGCGAGCTAGCCGAAGCGATTGAAAACGACCGTGGCTCGCGCAGAGATTGGGAAAAGTCCTACAAAGAGGGGCTGAAGCTCTTGGGCCTACAGTATGAGGAGCGCACGGAGCCGTGGAATGGCGCTTGTGGCGTGTTCCACCCAATGATTACAGAAGCCGTGGTGCGGTTCCAGTCCGAGGCAATTACGGAATCGTTCCCTGCGCAGGGGCCGGTGCGCACCAAGATTCTGGGTAAAGAAACGCCAGAGAAGAAAGAAGCCGCCAAGCGGGTCGAGGATGACCTGAACTACGAGCTGACGGAAGTTATGCGCGAGTTCAGGCCCGAGCATGAGCGCATGCTGTGGAGTTTACCGGCGACCGGATCGGCGTTCAAGAAAGTTTACTTTGATCCGTCGCTAGATCGCCAAGTATCTATGTTTGTTCCGGCAGAGGACATTATCCTGCCGTATGGCGCGTCTGATATGGACACGTGCTATCGGGTTACGCACGTTATGCGCAAAACTGAGCAGGAGATTATTCGCCTGCAACAAGCCGGGTTTTACCGCAATATAACCCTGCCAGATCCAAGCCGTGAGCAAACGGAGATTCAGAAAGCCAAAGATAAAGAGACCGGCTTTAGCGATCTGAATGATGACCGCTACATTATCTATGAAGTCCACGCTGATCTGGATATTGCTGGGTTTGAAGATAAGGATGAAGACGGGGAAGAAACGGGAATTGCCCGTCCGTATGTCATCACTATTATTAAAGGCACCAACGACGTATTGGCGGTGCGGCGCAATTGGAAAGAAGACGATGAGCTTTGCCGCAAGCGCCAGCATTTCGTTAAATATGATTACATCCCAGGCTTTGGCGCTTATGGCTTTGGTTTATTCCACCTGATTGGTGGTTTTGCTAAATCAGCCACCAGCATCATGCGCCAGCTTGTTGACGCTGGGACGCTATCGAACCTGCCTGGCGGTTTGAAATCCCGTGGGTTGAGAATTAAAGGCGACGACACGCCGATTGCACCGGGAGAGTGGCGCGATGTTGATATCGGTTCGGGAGCATTACGGGACAACATCCTTCCGTTGCCGTACAAAGAACCATCGAACGTCCTCTATCAATTACTCTCCACCATTGTGGATGAGGGACGGCGGTTCGCAGCCACGGCTGACATGCAAGTTAGTGACATGTCGGCTCAAGCTCCAGTGGGGACTACGCTTGCTCTGCTAGAGCGCCAGCTCAAGGTAATGACGGCGGTGCAGGCTCGCCTGCACTACAGTTTCAAGCAAGAGCTGCGCTTGCTGGCGCAGATTATCAAGGATGAGACTGGGCCAGAGTACGACTACGATCCCGAAGAGGGGCCGCGCAAGGCGAAGAAGTCTGACTACAATCACGTAGACATTATCCCTGTTAGCGACCCGAACGCGGCGACGTTGAGCCAGCGGGTTGTGCAGTACCAAGCCGTCATCCAGATGGCGCAGATGGCGCCGGACATTTACGACCTGCCGCAGTTGCACCGGCAAATGCTGGAGATTCTGGGGGTTAAGCACGCGGATAAGCTGGTGCCGCTGCCAGAGGACATGAAGCCCCGCGATCCGGTGACAGAGAACATGAACCTGATGAAGGGCGAGCCGGTCAAGGCGTTCTTCTACCAAGATCATCAGTCGCACATGCAGGTTCACATGGCGATGGTTCAAGATCCTACGATTGCGCAGGCGCTGGGGCAGAACCCGAAAGCGCAGCAGATCTCTGCTGCGTTGATGGATCACATCGCGGAGCACGCTGGGTTCTTGTATCGCTATCAGGTCGAGCAGCAGCTTGGCGCCGCGCTGCCCAAGTATGACGACGATCTGCCGCCAGAAGCCGAGTACGCACTGGCCACCCTGATTGCGCAAGCATCCAAGCAAGTAGTGGATCAGAACAAGGCTAAGCAGGCTCAGCAGCAGGCGCAGCAGCAAGCCCAAGATCCGCTGATCCAGATGCAGCAGCAAGAGTTGCAGATCAAACAGCAAGAGTTGCAGATGCGCCAGCAGGAATCGCAGGCTCGGTTGCAGCTTGAGGCGCAGAAGGCTCAGCTCGATGCGCAGATCAAGCAGCAGGATATGCAGCTAAAGATGCAGCAGTCGGCGGCACAGACGCAGGCAACACAGGCACAGGCAGCTACGCAGGCACAACGTGCCCAGATAGACCAAGCCAGGCTTGCGCTGGATCGGGAGAAGATGACCGGCGACATGCAGCTTGCGGGCATGAAGATGGGTGCGCAGATTAAAGAAAGTCAGGCTAAACAAGTCGCCCAGCATGAGGCTGAGGGGTTGCGTATCGGCGCAGATATCGCCAAGCACAAAGCGCAGGTGGCTGCGCAAGCGCAGCAGCAACGCGCCAACCAACGCAAACCGGAGAATAAGTAATGATTCACGAATTCGCCCGTGTATTGCGCGAAAAGATCCGCGACGATTTGAACAACTACGCTGATGATTTGGCTAACGGCGTGTGTCAATCGTTTGAGGAGTATCGAAAACTCTGTGGTGTTATTCAAGGTCTAGGCATTGCAGAGCGTTACATTCTTGACCTTGCTAAAAAAGTGGACGAAGCCAATGACTGATGATCTTACGCCGGAGCAAAAAGCAAAGACAATCCCAGCCCCAACTGGGTGGAAACTTCTTTGCGCTATTCCTGAAATGGACGACACGTTTGAGGGCACTGACATTGTTAAGCCTGATGTGTTTATCAAACAGGAAGAGCCTGCATCAACGGTGCTTTTTGTAGTGAAGATCGGCCCTGACGCATACAAGGACAAGGTTAAGTTTCCTTATGGTCCTTGGTGCAAAGAGGGCGACTTTGTTTTGGTACGTGCCTATTCAGGTACGCGATTGAAAATTTTTGACCGCGAGTTTCGTTTGATCAATGACGATCAGGTCGAAGCAGTTGTTGAAGATCCCCGTGGCATTAGCCGCGCTTAATTGAGGTGACACATGGAAGAGTACAAATTTCCCGATGAGGGTGGCGGCGTCCAAGTGACAAAAGCCAGCGACGAAGAGATTGATATTGAGATTATTGACGATACGCCCGAGCAGGACCGGGGGCGCAAGCCGCTGGATCGGGAAGTCGAAGATCCAACTGATGACGAAATTGAATCGTACTCAGACAAAGTTAAGGGGCGCATCAAAGAGCTGACGCATGCGCGTCACGATGAGCGCCGCGCCAAAGAAGCCACGCTGCGAGAGAAGCAGGAGCTTGAGCGCTTTGCCCAGCAATTGTTGGCAGAAAACAAACAGCTCAAACAGTACGTAGACAACGGCACCACCGAGTATGCAAAGACGGCCAAAGCTGCGGCTGAAGCAGAATTGGCTGCTGTGCGTCGCCAGTACAAGGAAGCGCAGGAAGCGTTTGATACAGACGCTATCATTGCGGCCCAGGAAGCTTTGACCGAAGCCAAGTTAAAATTGGAGTCGATTAAAAACTTCCGCCCAACTCCTTTACAAACAGTTGCGGATACTGTACAAAGACAACAACCCGTTCCCCAAGCGGTTCAACCGGACGAAAAGACACTGCGCTGGCAGGCAAAAAACCAGTGGTTCGGAGCACAGGGGTATGAGGAAGTTACCAGCTACGCACTAGGGCTGCATCAAAAACTAGTCAGTTCGGGAACTGACCCGCGAAGTGATGAGTACTTTCAGGCAATTGATTCACGCCTGCATAAGACTTTCCCTGAAATGTTTGGGGGGTCTGCCTCCAAGAAACAATCGGCAGTTGTTGCACCTGCGACACGCTCGTCAGGTACGCGGCAGATCAAACTGACTACCACGCAGGTTGCGTTGGCTAAGAAGTATGGACTGACCTTGAAACAATACGCTGATCAAGTTGCTAAATTGGAGAATGCAAATGGCTGAAACTACTACCCGTACTCCCCGTGACCTGGCGTCACGCGAAAAAACTGCTCGGAGCGTCTATGTGCCCCCGAGTTCTCTGCCAGATCCTACCCCTGAAGCGGGCTATGCTTTCCGTTGGATTGCAACGCACATCATGGGGCAAGCCGCACATACCAATGTGTCTGGCAAGTTTAGGATGGGCTGGGTTCCGGTCAAGGCTAAAGACCATCCCGAACTGATGATCCAAGGGAATTCTGACGGCAATGTGGAAATCGGCGGGCTTTTGCTTTGCAAAATCTCGACTGAAAAAGCGGAGTCCATGTCGGAGTACTACAACGATCAGGCACAGAAACAGATGGAGTCTGTTGACAACAACTTCATGCGCAACAACGACCCCCGCATGCCGCTGTTTGCGGATCGCAAGTCCACAGTCAGTCGCGGCGGATTTGGTTCTGGTATTAAATAACGGAGTTTTTTAAATGGCTTATCCTGTTGTAAATGGCCCTTACGGGCTACTTCCGCAGAACTTGATCGGTGGTCAAGTCTTTGCGGGTTCGACGCGGATGATTCCGATTGCTAGTGGTTACGGCACCAGCCTGTACTACGGCGACCCGGTTAAGTTCACTTCGGACGGCACGCTGATCACTTCCGGTCTGGCGTACAACTCGGCTGCTTCGGAAACCGGCGGCACGCTGGGTATCTTCCTTGGCTGCGAGTACACCCCAGGCAGCACGGCTACCGCAGTTGGCACCGGCCCTCTGTATGGCAAGCAGCGCTTCCAGTCTTGGGCGGCTAGCACGGTTGCGGCTGACGCAGTTGCGTACATTCTTGATGACTACGATGTGATCATGAAGTCCGCGATGATTGCGTACAACGCAAGCGGCACGCCTGTTATTGGCGCAGCACCTGCTTTGGCGTTGGGTACTAACCTGACCTCGATGGCAACGGCTACGGCTAACACTGGTAGCGGCAGCAATGCGTTTGGTAACTCAAACGTTGGTCTGATGCTGGCTTCGGGCAACGTCCGTCGCACGACGACTTCGCCGTTCCGTATCGTTGGTCTGGTTCCTGAAACCCAGCTCGTTACCACTTCGGTTGGCACCGCCTCCAGTGCTTCTACGGCTGTGACGCTGACTGCTTCCAACTCGCAGATCCTCACGGGCATGCTGGTTACGGGCACCGGCATTGCTTCCGGCACTGTCGTAGCGGCTGTTTCGGGTACTTCGGTTACGTTGTCGGCCAACACCAGCGCAGCTATCACCGCCGGTACGTTGACGTTCAACGGTTATCAAGAAGTACTGGTTAAGTGGAACTTCGGTTACCACGCCTACCAGAACGCAGTTGCGATCTAAGGAGTAACTTAAAATGGCAATTTCACGCGCCCAACTACTCAAGGAACTCCTTCCTGGGTTGAACGCCCTGTTCGGTCTTGAGTACGCCCGTTACGGCGAAGAGCACAAAGAGATCTACGAAACCGAGAAATCGGAGCGTAGCTTTGAAGAAGAAACCAAGCTGTCTGGTTTCTCCGCTGCTCCAGTCAAGAACGAAGGTCAGGCAATTGCGTACGACAATGCGCAGGAAGCCTTCACCGCTCGCTACAACCACGAAACCATTGCTCTTGGTTTCTCGATCACCGAAGAGGCGATTGAGGACAACCTGTACGACAGCCTGTCTGCTCGTTACACCAAGGCTCTGGCTCGCGCCATGGCTTACACCAAACAGGTGAAAGCTGCTTCCGTTATCAACAACGGTTTCAACACTGCCTATATCGGTGGTGACGGCAAGCCCCTGTTTAGCACGGCGCACCCGCTGGTTAGTGGTGGTACGAACAGCAACACGCCTTCCACGGCTGCTGACTTGAATGAGACTTCGTTGGAAAACGCAGTCATTCAGATCGCTGCCTGGACGGATGAGCGCGGCCTGCTGATCGCAGCAAAGCCACGCAAGCTGATCATTCCGCCGAACCTGATGTTCGTTGCTACCCGTCTGTTGGAAACCAGCCTCCGTGTTGGTACGACCGACAACGACATCAACGCTCTGAAGAACAATGGTGCAATCCCCGAGGGTTACACTGTTAACCACTTCCTGACTGACGCGAACGGCTGGTATTTGACCACCGACGTTCCTAACGGTCTGAAGCACTTTGAGCGTATGCCGTTGACGAACTCAATGGATGGAGACTTCGATACTGGCAACGTGCGTTACAAGGCACGCGAGCGGTATTCATTTGGCTGGAGCGATCCGTTGGGAATCTACGGCTCGCCAGGTTCTAGTTAAAAATCAAGCACTTAGCTAGATTTGGGGGCCCCGCAAGGGGCCCTTTTCTTTTACCGGTGTCAAAACCAAATTCGTATCAAACACTGGTAGTTTTCGTAAACGTACGAAATTAGTTGTAGTTCTCCGTCCATCATGTATACTGAATGTTCCAATTACAGGAGCACGCCATGTTCTACGTATACGTCTACCGCGACCCGCGTCCTTCAAAAAACAACCAGCCTGTATATGTTGGGAAAGGCACAGGGGACCGGGATATCTCCCACTGGTCCCGTGGGTCACACAACAAACCCTTTCAAGACTTTATTGCACACCTCAAACGGCGGGAGTTGATCGCGGTTTGCGACCGTGTGTTTGAGACGGAAGATGAAGATGCGGCTTTTGCAAAAGAAGTAGAGCTGATATCGCTGTACGGGCGCAGGGATCTTGGCACGGGCTCTTTGTTTAACCGTACTGACGGTGGAGAAGGTGCAAGTGGAGTTATATGGACCGAAGCACAAAAGGCACTAAATGGGGAAATCAGTAAAAATTTGTGGGACTCTCCCGAGTACCGCGCCAAAGTAACCGCCGCGCAACAGGCCGTGCAGTCCACACCAGAAGCCCGTGCAATGAAGTCGGCAAACAGTGCGGAGGCATGGGCCAATCCGGAAATTCGAACTAAAAGGGCCACCGGGATCAAGCGGGCCCGTAACACTGAGGCGTCCAAAGCGAAGACTAGCGCCCAAGCAAAAGCTCAGTGGAGTGATCCTGACTATGCGGCCAAACAGACCGCAAATAACCAAGAGATTGCGAATCGCGCCGAAGTCAAAGCTGCCAAAGCTGCCGCTGCAAAAGCACTGTGGGCAGACCCGGTGTGGAAAGCAAAGATGCTGGCCGCAAGAGCGGCAAAGCACTTGCCTTCCACAAAGCAAAGTGATATAAAGACTCATACCTAGACCACCCGACTTGCTGACTGACTAGGCAGACTTCCCTCAAGAGACAGCAAGTTTTGATTTGAGGACATATAATGGGTTTCGCTACGCACCTTGGCCCTTGGCTACTCGGCACTGTTAAGAACACGACGGGTACGACCGCTGGCACAATTCAGAATTTGGGTTCAACGATTGTTGCCCAGACCAAAACGGCTACGTTTGCTGAAACCTCGGCAACTACTTTGGCCGTTCTCCCCGCTGGCGCATGTATCACTTCGGTTCAGTTGGTGATTGACAGTGTTGTGTTTAACGGCACTTCCCCTACGCTGACCATTAAGAACGGCGCTACTACGATTGGCACGGTTACCCCAACGTCGGCTACTGGTGGTCAGTACACCATGACTGCAACCACAACGGTTGCAGATGCTGCCAAGATCACCAACGTCGGTTCGACAGATGCGATCATCACGTATACGGTCAGCGGCACTTCGGTGACGACTGGTTCTGGCACGCTGATTATTGCTTACATCGTTCGTGGCTCTGATGGTGTGATGTACCCAACCAGCACGCAGAACTAAGTAGGGGGCTGACATGCGCCCAATCGTTTATACGATTGTCGGGGGGAATGGTACTCAGACCTACTCCCCGGTGTGCCCAATTGACCACTACATTTCTCCGGCAAACATTGCCTTGAATGTGGTGGTCACTGGTACTATTACCTATACAGTGCAGTACACGTTTGATGATGTGTTTGCTGCTGGGTATAACCCAAATGCAGGCAGCGCCAACTGGACTAATCACCCAACGCTGGTGACAAAGACAGTGACGGCGGATTCCAATATTTCGTATCCTGTTCGTGGGATTCGAGTTATTTCTCCGGCTTCGCCATCATCTTCTGGCACTGCTACTTTGACCATCAT